TCCTTCTCGATGTAGAGTTGTCCATCGGCCACTGTGCAGACTGCGCCCGTTGAAGTGCTCTGCGCTTGAATGTCCCACTCAAGCTTTAGATCCGTTGCCGTTTTCGTGTCCGTGTGAACGAATGCAACGATTGCAGAAGTGCCGCTAGTCGTGACGCCCGCGCCTGTCGTCTTTTGAATCTTCGCAAGGCTGTCTGCGTCCGTGCGGTTTACCTTCGCAGAGAAGATCAGCTTGTATCCCGTCGGCGTGAAGTCCGCGCCAAGGTAGCGCAGGGGAATTGTCTTAGAAATTGAGTCGCCCTGTTTGAGTGTAAGTTTCATGCTACGAAACCTCCGATCCTGAGCGAGTCGATGAACGCTTTGTAATGGTGCGGCAGTTCGTTGACGATATTGCCGACGTTGACCGGCATCCTGTTGTCATAGAGGTAATGCACTAACAGCAGCAGCGCGGCCTTTGCTTGTGATATTTCGGAATATGGCGCGGCGGTGTAAGTGATGCGAATGGCGTCATTCCATTCTTCCAGGTCTGGCTCGCTAAAGTCGTCCGAAAACTGGATGCGCGACGGCTGCGAGTAGAGGTCGAGATGGTAGTTCGCGCTTGCAAGCGTCGTCTCTGCGCCGCCACCATCCGGCAGATACTTCACGGAAGAAACCGTAGCGGCAGGCGTGCGCGAAAGATTGAAGCCAGATGCCCACGCGTTCGCCACAAGCATGCGGGTTTGCGCCACAAGGCAAAGACCGGTCTGCCCTTCGATGAACTCGCGCGCCGCACTTATGAGACCAGCGAGGTATGTTTCCTCGGTCGCCTCTGTTACGCGGCAATGTTCCATCGCTTCCTGCACCGTCACCGGCTCAGAACCGTCTATGGACATAAGTGTGTCGGAAGTGTGCATGGTCGCTCTAAAGAGCCCTCGCGCGGAGGGCTCGAAGAACTATCAAGCGGTGCCTGTGGCGGGGCCGACAATCGACTCGCCGTTCACGCCAGAGGGCTGCGTGGTCGGCTGCGATCCGTTGCCGTAGACAATCGCCTCAGCGCTCGCCACGACCGCGTTTTGGGTCGCGCGCGAAACATAGAGGCGCAGGTGCGGCTTCGACGGTTTTGTAACGTCGATATAGAATACCTCGCCGTCGTCGGTGTCGGCTACGGTCTGCTTCGAATCCTCAATGTCCGCGAACACATAATCCCGCGTGAAGAGCTCGAAGTCTTCCGTCGCCGTCGCCGTCCAGCTCGACCCGTCGTTGGCGGTGGAGTTACCGTCAGAAGCAACGGTTGCGGATCGCCAGCACACGTTATTGTCTCCGCTCGCAGTGTAGTCACCGGCCAGGACGAAATGATATTTCGTTGCGGCGGCGAGATCGACCGGATTTGCAAACGTGAACTGTACCCAATCGGAAGCCGTGGAAACTTCCGTGTCTATATCCACGGTTCCCGCGGTGCCGAGCGCCGTTCCAGTGGGGGCGCCCGAGTTGTCTGCTTCAATCGTGAGCGTGAGCTTCTTGCCAGTAGCAAGCGTCCCCTGCTTCTTGAGTTGCAGGAAGACATGCTTCACAGAGCTTGCGGTTACCGTAGTGCGGGTGGCGGCAAGCTTGACGTTCGAGCTAGCCGACACACGCAGTTCGTTGTAGGTCGTGCCAACGGTGACTTGCGAATACCCGGCGGCGATGGACTCCGAGTGCTGCGCCTTGATCGACGTAACGGCGCCCGAAGAGATCGCGCCGAAGGTCGCAACGATCAGCGCGCCTTCCACGTCTGCCATGTCGATAACGGCGCTGGCGATTGCGGTCGTACCCGCCGCGCCTTCGGTCGGCGTAATGAGCTGCTTGATAATAGAACTCTTACTCAGTTGCATGTGGTGCCTTTCTTGCGCGTCGCGTCACGGCGGATACGACTGCCGTTTCCTGCCGCATGACTACCTGCGCACGTTCGATGATTGGTTCTACGCTCGTCGCGAACCCGCCAGCGATCAGGGCTTTCGCCTCTGCGTCTGGAAGGTCCGCGACTTGCTCCGGCTGGATTACACCAGCCGGGGAGGCGTAGATGGTGATGAGTTTGATGCGCATCGCTTAGGCCAGCTTGACGCGTGCGAAGCCGAGGGAATCGACAGGCGCGCCATCCGTGCTCATGCGTCCGATGAAGCCGACCTGGTTAGTACCGGCATAGAGCTCGTTGAGGCGCTGGATGCTGTACGGAATCTGGTCGACGATCATGTATTTCGTCAGGTCGCAGAAGGCTCCGATATACAGACCAGTGGTGAACGTGTTCGGCACGAACTCGCTCTCAAGCACAGGATAGCCGAGCAGCGTGTCGGGCTGACCAGGCGTAAGTCCGGCCTGCCAGACATAGGTAGTGTCGCCGCTGATACCCGTCTTGAGCTTGCGAATCATCTTTACGGCATCGCGGTGGAACAGCCACTTGCCGTTCTTGCGGTACTGCGCCTTCACCGAGTAGAGGGCATTTTGCAGGCCATCGCTCGTAATCGCGGTCGTGGTGTTGTCCGTCGAAACGTCGCGGTCAGTGTTGATGCCGTTTGCGCTCGCGACGAAAATACCGAGGGGCTTTCCGGTGCCGTTACCGGTGAGGAAGGACTTCTCCTGCGCTACGGCGAACTTGTAAGCAAGCCGCTCGTTGACGATCTCTTCGGGTCCGCGTGAAGAAACCTGCATCAGCTTCATCGAAACCTTAACCAGTTTCGAGAGCATGTTCGGGGTCATCGTGCGCTTGCCGAATGCAAGGGAGGTGTCAGTGTCGACGGCCGCAACTTCGGTCGTCCAGTCAGCGTCCTCGGGATCGGCGCTGATGGTCGGCACGCCGAGATTGGCGAACGCGGTCAGCGTCTCCTTCGTGGCGAACTGGCGGATATGAAGCAGGTCGTCCAGCTTCTTGATCAGCGTTGCGGAAAGCTGCGTCGGAACGACGATGTTACCACCCTCGCCCGCGGTGTCGGCGGAAAGGTCGCGCCGCTCGCCGGTCACGAGGTAGTGGCGGAAGTCGGCGGCATATTTCTTGGCGCGGGCCTCGGCGCCGTCGTTGGCGTCCCCGCTGAGAGGGGCGGAGGTCTGCGCGATTTCCTTTTCTCGCTCTGCCTGGCGCTCTGCGATGGCGACGTTCTTTTCGATACTCTCGATGTCCTTCTCGATCTTCTCGACCTTGCCGAGATCGTCGGCAGACAGGATGCCATTGGTGGCGGCGTTCTGGACTTTGCGAACCTCTTCAATAAGGGAGGCACGCTTCTGGCGGAGTTCTGCGATATTCATTTGCGTTCCTTGTGTTGGTTGTTCCTCCCTCAATTATCAGAGGGTCATGGAAAGTAGCTTCACACGCGCGGCATTGAGCCTCTTGCTTGCGGCTGCGTCTGGTGTCGGTTTCCCAGCCTCAGTGACGGAGCGCGGCGTGATGACGGTTTCCGGGTAGGCCGGCATTGTGACCGGCGAGACCTCGTACAGATTAAGGTCAATTAATTCGCGCAGGGTTTTTTCGCCCTCCTTGCGCGTCACTGCGTCCTTGATCGCGGTGAACGAGAACGACATGCCGGTGATATTTTTGCTGCGAACATCAGCGAGGATGTCCTTTGCAGTGCTGGATTCATTTAGCGTAATCTCGACGCGCAGGCCCTTGTCGTCGTCGGACAGCTTGAGCGTGCCGACGCTGCGTCGCGCGAGCGGCTTACTCGTGTCGTGGTGCGCGAGGGCAAGCACTTCGCTGCTGCTTTCGAGCGTGCGCTTGAACGCGCCCTTACGGATCACCTCGATGAAGCCGCCGAGATCGACGGACTGCGAATCGTAGAGAGCGGCATAGCCTACGAGAACGGCAGACTTGCCGTCTTCGCTCCTGAGCTCGATGCCAGCAGTTGAGCGGCGTTCAGTGGTTGTGTTCATTTCTTTGCCTCCGGTTGTGCGCCGAGCCGCGTGAAGTTGAGCGGCTGTAAATAGCCGTCTCCGCCATCGATGGCGTTCTGGTCCTCAAGGTCGCGTATGTCGTTCGGGCTTAGCCAGCCGCCCTCGCGCCCGATGCGGTACGATTCATAGCGGCTCTTTATGTCGCCGCGCGTAAGCGCGTTGACGGAAATCTTTACGAAGTAGGACTTGCGTTCGGCGGGTGTGAGCAGCACTCGGTTGATGCGCTGCTCCCATCGCACGATGTGCGGCAGCATACAGTCGGTGACGAACTCAATGGCCTGGTGCTCGATGTTCGAGAAGGTAGCGTTCGACAGATCTGCGATTTTGTGAGGCGGAACGCGGAACACACGCGCAATGTCAGTCACGCTGAACTTGCGCGTCTCGAGGAATTGCGCGTCCTCGTTTGAGATGGAAATGGAGTTATACTTTAGGCCGCCGTATAAAACGCCAACGCTCTGCTGCTGGTCGCCGCTGTGCGCCTCGTTCCACGCTTTCTTGAGCTCCTTAATCTGCTCAGGCTTCAGTGACCCAGGAGACTCAATAACGCCGCTAGGCCTCGCGCCATTGGCGAAGAACCGCGATCCGTGCGCTTCGGTTGCGACAGCTAGACCTATTGCCTCGCGTGCAAGTGTGATAGGGGAATACCCCATGATACCATCCGGCCCAAGACCGCGAATGTGTAGGCACTCGTCACTGTTCATCACGTCGCGGTGTCCGTCGCGGTGGGTGAAAGAATAGAATGGCTTGCCGCTCGCCTCGTAGACCGTAACACGGTCGGGGTGTAGTGGCTCGATGCTTACAACGCGGCCAGCGCCATCACGGCGCACACGCGCATAAGCATTCCCGCGCAGACAGACATGGCTCTGCATAACCTCGCGAAATTCGTAGGAGGTCATTAGGTCGTTGGGCGTATCGTGCAGGATCCCGTCTAGCGGATGATCTGAGGCAATATCCTTGCCGCCCTTGGTCCTGCGGTACAGGTGGATCGGCAGGCAGGCGAGCGTTGAGGCTATGACGCCGACGCACGCATACACGGCGGTGACTCTAAGCGCCGTTTCCGGCGTGACATCCACGCCTGCCGCGGTCGGCTGCTGGAAAAGTATGCCTGCTCTATCGCTCTCAACCGAAGCAGAGACAACAGTAGAGCGGGCAGATGAGCCAGAATATGCAGAGACTACGCGAGCACTTCGCGCAGCGTCTCTGACGAGCAAGTCAGTTGCTGTTCCTGTCATCGCACCCTAGCGATGACATTCGTGTCACGAACGCGACAACGTATCACGAAAACAACTACCGCTATTTACTACTACTTCCGTTAATTCCGATAAAAGTAACTATGCCACTCCGCATGACGGCTCTTTTTCGCAGAATGCACGGAGGCTTTCAGCCTCGATCTGCACCTTGCGATGTCCCACCCTGCGCCCATTCACGCAGCCATTCTTCCACCAGCTAAGAACCGTCTTTGGCGTCACCCGATATGCCGTTGCGGCCTCCTTCACCCATAGCCACTGTTGCGGCTTTCCTGGGGTGAGTACGAAAGAGCCGTCGCCGCGCGGCGTTAGTTTGGCGTGCGTCATTAACACCATTTCCTTTTCTTCATTCATGCAAACCCCACGTCGTTGAAAGTTTCGGCCTGCGTCATGTCGTGCCCCGTCGCCATGATCGCGGCCACGATTCCGTCGATACGCTCGCGGCTGCGCTTCTTGCTCGGCTTGATATTGCCTGCTGCGTCCTCTTCCTTCGCTACATGTCCAGCCATCCAGCGCAGGACCTCATTGCCGCCGTGCCAAAGATCGCCGCGCATGATTCGCTTCTCAAATTCCTTTGATGCCGGGCTCATGGTCTGAAAGCCCTGGCGGAAATTCACCATTGGGATCCCCGCGGCCTGTAGTCGCGTCGAGATCGCCGTCGCGTTCCACGGGTCGAACGCGAGGCCGCAGAACGGCGTCTGCTCGTGAAGCTTCAGAATATCGGCGATGATAAAGTCATGATCGATGACGTTCCCTGGCGTGGTGCGGATCAGTCCGGCGCGCACCCATGCATTATAATTCACGCGATCGCGCTTCACCCGCTCGAGCATATTATCCTCGGGGATCCAGAAGGTTGGGAGAATCAAGTGCCTATTCTCAATTCGGAAGCTACGAACTAGCGCCGTCAGGTCTATGTTCGTCGAAATGTCAAGTCCGCCAGAACACGACATACCGGTGACATCAGGGAACTCGCACGGATCTGCGCACCTGTCCCATGCGTTGAGGTCGAGCCAGCGTTCGTCGGCCTGCACCCATACATTTAGCTGCTTCGTGAGAAACGCGTTCATCTCCCCTGGAATTGACTTCGCCAAGGCGCACTGCTGTTCCATGAAGTCAATGCGCTTTGCAACGCCGAGCAACGGGTTCGCTTTATACCACGAGCGCGGAGAGAATGGATCATCGCCCTTGTCGAGCGTGAATATAATCCCGAAGGAACGCTCGAATTTTTCGCGTTCTTCCAGTATGGATACAAGCTGGCTGCGCCGCTGCATGCAAATGCCGTGCTGGTTACTGCCTGCCGTGGTTATCGCAAAACCAACCGGCTGCTCACGGGATCCCATCCCCCCCTCGATTACGTCGAGTAATTCGCGGCTCGGCCACGCATGCAGCTCGTCATACAGCGCCACGGATGGGTTA